ACGACGACCCCATCTCCTACGACCGTCTTCAGTCGGACTCGAACTGGCTTGCTACTGTCAACAGTCAGGTCTCCAGCCTCATCCCCGTCATCCAGTCCGACGGACTCGTCGTCTGGGTCGGAACGCGTTACGACGACGAAGACCATTTCGGAATCGCCTTCTCCGCCGATGGAGTCAAGTCTCTTGAGGGCATTGAAACTGATTCAATCAGTCCGTCAGAAGATGGGCGTTGGAACGTCTACTTTCTTGCGGGCCGCGATAAAGACGGAGTCCCAACGACTCCGAAAGTCTGGCCCGACCGGCGGATGAAGGACTACCAGCGTACCGACCCCATTCGCTACGCCGCGCAGGTCTTGAACAACCCCTCCCTGTCAGAGTTGAACCCCATCACCCGCGAGCAACTCCGCCAGTGCATCATCCCCGCGAAAGAAGTCCCGTGGTCGGCGTTGACCTTCGGGATTACGACTGACCTTGCCCTGTGGGACGGCTCCAAGCAGGCCAACAAGGACGAGACCGTCTACATCGTCTGGGGCTACTCTCGAGGCGGCTCTGGAGACATCTACTTCATCGAAGGCTACGGCTCGCCGACTTGGAGAGCGGAGGACTTCGCCAAGCGTCTGGTAGCCACCGTCCAGCGGTATCGCACCCAAGGCCGACGTATCAAGGGCATCACGGCTGAGGTTGCTATGGCCGGAGTGAAGGGCGCTTGGCCGATTGCTCTGCGGTCGTACTTCCACGACGTCAACGAGTCGATGCCGCCGTTCTTCGAGATTCACCGGCACTCGACCAAGAAGGAGTTGCGACTTGGAGCAGCGACAAGTTACTGGGTCGATGGACACGTCCGTCTGGTTGAAGGCGCGCCGGGAATGGAACGACTCATTGAACAGATGTCCCGCATCGGACAGTACCGCGTCAACCCCCGCATCAAGATCGACTGGGCCGACGCCGCCGCCGACGCCTTCGTGCCCGAACTCTACAATGTCATGCGGAAGGCTGGTCAGAGTGTGGCCCCGTGGCATCCGGGAGCCACCGGAATCGCTATCGCGGGGCTGAGAGAAGAGGACTTCTCAGACGGCCCCGACCAGGAGTGGCTGCAGACCGTACCCCGACCCCCTCTCAAGTAGGAGAACCCCGTGCCCGTCTATACCGAGAAGACCGCCTGCCGAGCGTGCGGAAAGGACTTGGAAATCGTCCTCGACCTCGGCCAGCACTACCTCCCACGCTGGATTCCACGAGAACAGGTAGAAGAACTGAAGCCCAAGCTGCCCATCGCTCCGCTGAGACTTGCTCGCTGTACGACCTGCGGCCTGCTCCAGCTTGCAGACTCCATCGAGCCAGACCTCGTCTACCGCAAATACTGGTATCGCTCGGCCATCAACGCCTCGATGCAGACCGCCCTGCTGAATCTAGTTAGGGACGCTCAGGCGTGGCACACGTCAGGCAAGTGGCTCGACATCGGCGCGAATGACGGGACGCTGCTCAAGTTCGTCCCGCGCAGTTTCGAGAAGTACGCCTGCGAACCCGCCTACGACTTCACTTCGGAGTTGCACAAGATCGCCGACTCCGTCATGGCCGACTACTTCAAGGCGTCTCCCGAGACGAGAAACGCGAAGGTCATCACTTCGGCGGCGATGTTCTACGACGTGGACCAGCCAGACGAGTTCGTCGAGGATATCGCGCAGACGCTTGCACCCGATGGGGTCTGGCTGAACCAGCTGAACGACGCGCCGAGCATGGTCGAGGCAAACGCCTGGGATGGCATCTGCCACGAACACAACCTGTACTACGACCTGCCGAATCTGGAGGCACTGTACAAACGCCACGGCCTGAAGATTCTGCGCGTCACGCACAACGACGTGAACGGCGGCTCCATGCGCGTGGCGGCAGCGAGGCTGGAGCATCACGCGGCCCCGAAACACGACACCGACCCGCGCCTGACCCCGACCCCTCAGCAGGTGCTTCGCTTCTCTCTCAGGGCAGTCAGGTGGAAGCAGCGCATGAGAGACCTCGTCAAGTCCTTCCCGAAGCCCATCTACGGCTACGGAGCCTCCACCAAGGGGGGCACGCTGCTTCAGTACCTCGACGTCCCCAATCTTCTGGTTGCAGTGGCCGAACGCAATCCGCTGAAGTACGGAACCGTGCAGTCTGGGGTCTGGTCTCCCATCATCCCCGAGGAGAACATGAGAGAGGCAGCTCCGGGCACGCTATTCGTTCTACCGTGGGCATTCCGCAAGGAGTTCATCGAGCGCGAGGACGCCATTCGAGCTGCGGGAACATTCCTGCTGTTCCCGCTTCCGCATATCGAGATGGTCCTATGACCTACGAAGTGCGGCACGTCCCAGCCAACCACACCTCCCTGTACGACTTCGATACCTGGGAGGTCGTGAAGCAGCCCGACCACGGAGACCTGTACGTCGTCGCCACCTACGACAACGAGAGTCTGGCGAACTGGTGCCTTGGAAGTCTGGGTGGATGCCTGGAGAACAAGCCATGACTACCGCTAAAGACATGGCAAGCAGGATTGCGGTCCTGATTCCCAGCCGGAATCGTCCCGGCCAACTGGAAGAAGCCATCCAGTCGGTCAGGGACACCTCCACGCTGGCCGATGTGCTGGTCTATACCGACGATGACCAGCAGGAACTCTACGCCGAAATCAAAGCGGACGAGCGGCGGAAGGCCGATGGAAGGACGCACTTTCATCACGGCCCAAGAGTGGACACCGTGGCCTCTTTGAATGCCCTGGTGGAGATGCGCCCGGAGTATTCCGCCTACGGAGTAATGACCGACAACTCCGTGATGACAACTCCGGGGTGGGACAAGTATCTTCAGGAGACCCTGAACTATTTCCCCGGGCGCTTGGGGGTGGTATCGCCGTGCCACAACTGCGGCCCTTACGTTGACCAGCCATTCGTTTCGACAGAATGGATTGAACTGGTTGGCTGGTATGCGTGCCCGGAGTTCAAACACTATGCTTGGCCCTTGGTCACTGGGATCATTGGCGGATACACCGGAATATGTCACTGCCCGGAAGACAGCTTCAGAATGTTTCACAACTACGTCGCGGGACACTGGGAGGCGGTTTATGCCGAAGATTGTAAGGCGTTGTATAAGTGCATCTCTACAACCGTCATAGAAAAGACGCACTACATACAAAAAGCGATGAAGAAGTCCCTGGAGGTGGTGGGATGATTCACGGGCGCGTGCTAGTCATCTGCCCATCGAGAGACAGGCCACAGCCACTCTACCGCATGATTGAGTCGTTTCTCATAACGTCAACCCACGCAAAGCTCGTAGTCGTAATCGACGAAGATCAGACCAGCATGTATGACCTGAGCGGCTTTGGTGAGAGGGTAAGCTGTGTGGTCAAGTCTCCGCCCCGAGCGGGTCCGGCCGCCACTTACAACGACGTTTGGAGTTCCACCCCGGCCGAGGTGTATGGCGCCCTGACCGACGACTGCGAGTTCCTGACTAACGGCTGGGACGACGTTGTGCTTGAGATTCGAGAGAGGATGCCGGGCAGGGTTGGTCTCATAGCGCCGTGGTCCAATGTCAAGGATTTTGAAGGAACGGTCATCGACGAGATTGACTACGTTCAGTTTTCCTTCATCACCAAAGAGTGGGGCGCTGCGATGGGGTACTTTACTTATCCAAAGTGTCTGGCCTACGGCTGGGACACGATTCTGGAGATACTGGCGGACTCAACCTCGATAGAACGCGTCCCCCGGCAGGTGTTTTCGATCTGCCATCGTTCACTGCCTAGCGACAACGTCAAGCAGTACATGGCAGATGATACATACGAGTCCATACTATTCCTGGCTCAACAGAGAAGGCAGGCCATTGCCCGGCTCAAGAAAGCGATGGCGAAATGAACACGCCCGACTGGATACTGAGCAAGTACCCCGCCGACTACAAGGGGTATGCGGTTGAGCTTGGAGCGGTGGATGGAATCTACCTGAGCAATACGCTTGCTCTGGAAGACAAGGTCTGGAAGGTGCTTTGTATAGAACCGAATCCACGGCATCACGCGGCGCTGACCAAGAACAGAAAACTCGTCATGCGGTGTGCGTGTGACAAGAAACCCAGGATAAGGGCCAAGCTGTACGAGGCTTCCGGCATCGCGGGCGATACCTACGCCGCCCTCAGATTTGACAACCCCCGCTGGGGAAAGCCCGCTGGCGGAATCCAGCAAACCTATGAGACCACGGTGCTGACTTTGGATCAGTGTCTGGTGTGCGTGGGGTTCCCAAGGCTAGACGTGCTGGTCTTGGATGTCGATGGTCTGGAAGAGGCCATTCTCTCCGGGCTGAATCTGGAAAAGTGGAAGCCGGGGATATTGATAGTGGAGGAAATCTTCCTGAACGGCGGGCCATCCAGAGACATTCCCGGATACCACGAGGAGTTTAGGGATGG